GAAAGCTGAAAACAGTTACAGCCATCAAACATGCACGATTGACTCGACAAACGAATGCTGCTTTTAAACCATCTGGTTTTCCAACTGGTGGTAGTAAACAGGCAATTATGAAGTGGGAAGATGAAATAACTAAAGAGTCCGCTGTTTCAGCCCATCCAACATTGGCCATGACTCATGCAAAGAAAACTTTCTTGATCTATACGAGTGAGAAAGCTACTAGTGCACTTGGCCTTGTCTCATTCATTTCACCCGGCATCATAAAGATGGCCCATCACATGCTCGAACCATTGAGAATTGTGAAAGGGTCATTTTCTAGATGTTGGATTGCAAATGTTTTGAGTGAGGATGATCGCAAGCCAATTCAGTGTATGGCCGTTCTAGAATTGGAATGTGCCAATGTTGACTTAGCTTTGGTTGAAGTCAAAGGGTTCACAGGCCCAGTCATCTCCCGCATTGTCGATGCGGTTCCAACCGATGTTTACTCTGTGGGTGTTATAAACTATAACAGTACCACAAATCAAATTGGTTTTTCGACAGGTGTGGCACAAGGATATAATCATTGGTGTTCGACCTTTAATGGGTCTTGCGCAACTGATATTATTGATGTTGAAACCAACCGATCACTCGGATGGCACCACACTGGAAGAGACAACGTCAACCAATTCACCCCTTGGTCATTTGTGGTGAAGGAGGTTGATGCTGTCCTTAATCGCTCTTTAAACGTCAAATCCCCTCAGTGAACCTGGGGGGTGATCAGCTCTACCCTTGGTGGGAGAGCCTCACATCTGTTCCCCATAAGAAAAATTTTGGGTATATTGGTGCCACTAAATTCATGCCTATCGTTGGGTATCTGAATGAGTGTGCATCTCTTACAAACGACCTGACCTCAACGAAAAATGTTAACACTGAGTTTGAACGATTTCTTTCTGAAAAGAAAATAACTTGGGATAAGGATGCTTACCAATTGGTGAGCCCAACCTTCCCTGCAGTTAATAAAGCAACCCTTAAGTACGACCATGATTGGCCTGATCAACCTCCTTCAACATTGATGGAGGTTGTCTTCGAGGACCTGTGCCAAATATACGAGCCATTGATTGGCAAGTGTGAGGTGCGGGAATATGAAGATATTCTAGTCAATCCTAAGAGTTCTTCTGGATTTGTTGGAAAACAAGCTGGTTGCTCAAAGAAATCTGAATTCATCAAAGCTGACAAAGGTTATATAGCCAATTTCCTTAAAACTGCTCATCTCGTGAATTACCCTGTCCTTTGGACACAAAGTGGCAAGGTTGAACTGCTTAAGGCTTCTAAAATCAATAACAATGATATTCGAGTTTTTACAGTGGTTCCTTTCGAGATGTTTGTTTTTATGGCTCAACTTTTTCAAGATCAAAACGAAAAAATGTGTGAACCTTCCTTCTTTATGTCCACCCCTCTTCGTCATGGGTATAACATGACACACAGTGGATTCATTGATTTAGTCGATGATTTAAGCCGTGTTGGGTGGAAAATTGGGGAGGGTGATGCAATCAAATGGGATTCAAGTGTCCCTTGGAGTATTAGACAATTGGCCATGAGATTAAGGCAGAAATTATGGAACGGAAAAGGAATGCCACAAGCAGACTTTTTCGCTCGTACTTATTATGCCTATTTTCAAGCGGTCAATTCCTACCTTAAAACCCCATCTGGCCAAGTTCTACTCAAAATGTTTGGTGGAGTTAATAGTGGTGATCCAACAACCACAGATGATAATTGTATTTGTCACATCATTCTTTGGTGTCTTATCTCGCGTTTGCGTTATGGAATACCCTTTTATGATTTGTATCCTACTTATATTCGTTTGTGTATTTACGCGGATGACCACATTTTCTCCGTTGACCCTTCAATTGAACTTCACCCATTTGACGTTCGTGCTTCACTTTATAAGAAATTTGGTATAAATCTTGATCCTGCAAAGGATTTGGTCACAAATTCCTTTGAAAATCATACTTTTCTCGGGCTCACAGCAAAATGGAATGACAAACATCAGTGTTACGTTCCTCATTTTAATGATTCGAAAGCACTTTGCTCATTGTATCGCAACAAGGCCGGGCTTGATGTCCAGCAGTATTATTGCAAACTTTTGGCGATTATGCTTTTGACCGCTTTTTCTCCACTTTTTCCAACCATTCAGGAGTATGCTTTTCGGTATTATTTTAGTCATCGCAATATTTTGAAAGACTTGCCAGTTCTCCGTGCTGCAACATGCACAAATTTCTGGCTTTGCAAAGAGGCCTCCTTGCCGAAAGAAGTCATGGGAGAGGTTTTAAAAATTTGCGAATTTACTGATGCCATCGAAGAAGACACTGAAGAAACAACTCCTGAATGGAAAAATCACTCAAGAGCAGTACAACCAACACTTGGCCACAATCAGAGCCAAGCGAGCCACAATCAATAATCAGAAGCGACAGACTGCAAAAACAAAAGCAGTCATGTCAATGCCCACTCAAGGGCAACGAGTTGGTAAATCCCGTAATCCTCCCACCTCAAAATCGAATGACAGCGGAAACGTTGTCTCTCGTAGTGGTGATCCTTCACACGATTATTTGTGTTGCTTGCTTGATCCTGAACGTTGCATTGCTCGCGTCCCTGATTCTGAACCCAGAAAAAC